GCTAACTGGTATGAAAAATCTGCCTGCCAAATATCCCATATATTTATGAAAATTTGAAATTAAACGTGGTCGTTTTTCCATTCTACAGGGCTCTGTACTATTATTCACATCATATATAGGTGCTAATTGTTCCACTTTGACAAATGTTGATATTCTGAAGTCTTCCCATTCTTTTATATCTCTAATGTATTTTTCTTCTGCTTCTTCAATCGCTTGAACATACTGATCTCTTTTATTTCCAGGTTGAAAATCCAAAAATTGTTGTTTTGTTAACATGTTGACATCACCTAATAATGATACGATATATCTGATGTAATATTTTCTATACCATTTTTCAAAACGTTGCATTTCCAATTCATCGATGGTTCCTGGTGTGGTTTGTCTATTTAAAGCTGATAATGTACCATAACCTCCACTACCGACAACAACAGGCCAAGTAGTGTAGGTTGGTCCAATCTGTCTCAATATCAAAGGGCAATCTTCCACTATGTATTTTTCCCATCCATCTTGCAATATTTTAGATTTGATTTTAGCATTTTTCTTACAATCATCCAAATCTATCTTAGGTGGTTTCGATGCAAAACCGTCATGAAATTGCAAAGCTCCATACATAGCTTTATACTCTTCTTCTGTGTAATGTATTCCTTCAAAATCTACAAAAAACCTTTTGACTATTTCATAATCTGATATTCTGAAAACATAATGACACCAAAACCACAAATTGTATCTGGCTACTAGTACCACTTCATCAATAAGTTGTTCGCAAGACCTATATTCTATAGCACTAAGTAGATTCCACATCATGTGAGCAAACACTCTGGTGACTATCATCCATTCCAAATTGGTAGCATGAAAAGCGAATATTAAAAGAGAACCACGTCGTCTAATTATTATGTTTTGTATCAATTCATATAGAGCAAAGAAGAACCAACCATTTTCCCACTTGTACCATTCTTCAAATACTGGTATGACAAAAACATATATCAAACTATTGATTCTCAGGCCTTTAGCCCATAATACCAAAATTGTGTTTACCAATGATATTAAGAAAGGTTCCACTATGGCTGGTGCGAGGTTCATATATATTTTGTACAGATAATAAATTATTATATCCCATGGACACAATAAAGACAACAGAGCAAAATATAAAAATATGAAACGTATAACTATTAGTGATATGGTCCAATGTCTCAACATGAATCTTTTAATGTTATTAGTTACTTCCAAAATGAAAGCTCCTGTTTCTTTGAAACTATTAATGAGTTCCGATTTCACAATAAGTAGAAGTGAACAATTCAAAAATTTGTAATCATTGTCGTCGTAATCGCCAAAACCCATGTGATGCATAAAAATGTTGTAAAAAGGGTTGTTGTCGCGTTGTAAAACCAAACTCAATAATGACTGATATAATAGTATCACGTGATAATACCAGCCCACTTGCAAACCTTTTGCTTTTAAAAACATCTTGTAATCCCATGATGCTTTAACTTTTGATACTGAAGTTAACATTAATGTTTCTTGTTTCAAATTTTGTAACATTGCTAACTTACAAGCCACTAGAACTACTTTATCCAAATCCTCTGGCCAAACTCCGTGTTGCACTGCTTGTTGAATGGCTCTTGTTTTCATTGATGTTAAAATTTGTTCATTTCTTTCATTAAATAAAATACTACCTGCCAAATTAGTGACTAATGTTTTAGGCACATTGATGCTAAAATTTTCATTATCTACAGCCACATAATTCAACATCAAATCAAAGAAATTACCATTAACGACCCCTATGTCCACGTTCATGTCTTTTATGTCATAAATAGTGTAACCACCATGACATGTTGTTGGTGCTAAAGGAAATAAAGTTGGTAGATAATTATCTTTCATTCTATTGTAATATACATTCCTATCTCTAATGTTAACAGTTGCTGCTTCAACATAAGTTGATACCAAAAAGTGTTTATCGAATTGTATTGTGGCCATGGTTGTATGAGTGTAATTATTGATGTTATTTTGAGTCATCAAATCATTAAGCAAAAATCTTGTAGAACCTGTGTTATAATGTACATAAGTCCACAAGTCTTTACCTTCGATTAAAGTTTTCCATTTACAAGTTGGTGTGAGTTGTTGTGCTTCCACGTAATCCGGCCCAAAATAATGTATTATTCTGTTCCTATCAGCGAAATTGTGTATAGCTCCATACCATGAAAAGGTGACACCTCTTTTAACACAATTAACCCCTTTGTGACATATGCATGTTCCCAAATCTACTGCTAAAGGTTTCAAGAATTCTAAAGATGAATCATAACAAACATTAATAACACCCATATTGATTTGACTTTCAAAATGTCTATATATATCAAGTGGTGGTGAATCAAACAAAAACACACTGCCACTTTTAACAACCAATTCGTTTTCTATGATTTTAATCGAGTATTCTAACATGTCCAATTTGGAGATGTTCGAATGAGGTCGAATTGGTATTGGATCACTAGATATAGCTACGGTGTTATTTTTGACATCAAACTGTTGTAACAATTGATTGGTGTTGTTGTTTTTCACTATTTTATTTAAAGAGGCGTGTCCATCACGTTTCTTTTTATCTGCTCTTTCATGAAAAATTTCTTTCTTAATGTCTTTCTTAATGTCCCTATATTGTTGTGGATTCAGATGTGGTTTCTTATCATCATCTTGAACTTTGACTTCTTTTTGTTTTGCTTCTTTAACTGGTACAGTCAAAGGCCATAAGGGTATAAAACCTGACAATGGGCTGGTTTTGATTATTGATGATTTTGGTGTGACATCACTAACTGTGACTTTTGAACCACCTCTTATTCTCAAAAATATGTCTATAAAAGAATTATCACCTACTGGATCCATGCTGTTTTTGACTAAATTACCATTAATTTTGATAAAATAATCAGACATGTGTAAATTATATTTAACATTAATAAGTCTATACAAACCACGTATATTTGTAACTACTGAATTTACCACATTTGTCATATTGTTAAATTTGATAAATAATTGTTTATTATCAAATAATGGTGTGCGAGTTGAATAGAACCATCTGTGATCTAATTCTATCCAAACGTTAAGGTCAACATGTTTAGCTAAGATTATATTTGGTGAAAATCTGTGCAAACTAAAATCAACTAGAGGACCCACATGATGATCTTTCCATGTGAATATGTGTCTTGTTCTGTTAATATTGAAAGCTTTAATCAACATTTCATAAAGTGTGCCTTCAAAATGCATATTTTCGTTATCTTGATTGCACTTTCTATCTTCCATCAAAAATAATTCTAAATGATTATCTTGTAACCACATATTGAATAATTTCCTAGAATGTTCATTGTCTATAGTTTTGGTGTTCTCAAAATATAATTTCATTAACAACATTTTATATACTGATCCTGAAATACTTAAATAACAGAAATCCAACAAATTATTTATGGCATTCTTACATTTGAAGAGCACTTTTCCCATTCTATTAGACCATGTGTTTTTAACTACTGTTTCTTGTAGTGTTCTAGCTAATTTTTGTTCTTTAATGGTATAACTTTGGTCGACATAATTTAGACCCAACTTAATGGCTAATCCAACATTAGGTCTATATTTTATAACAACTGGTACAAGTTTGTCTGTTACAAGTTTCAATTTCATCGCTTCTAAAATTTGTTTGTTGGACTTTACGGAGTCTAATTTTTGTTCTATTTTCTTCTCCACATTGTGTGACTTGTTCATATTGCTTGACATCATTTCATTTCCATAAGTACGTTGTTTTTGTTGAGTTTTTGATGCCATTCCTTTCTTTTTGCCACTATGCATACGTGCATATTTTTGTTTTTGATTATTACTCAACAAAATACCTAAAAGACTAGCTCTAATGTCTATAGGTAAGGAGGTCTTTTGTTCTGAAGTCAAATACGTGACTTTATGGTTAATCTTCCATTCCTCCATTTGTTCTTGCTCAAGGGCAACAAGAACACCTTCAATTAGCACTGAAGGCTTTTTAGGTGTAATGGGATCCACTACACCTAGGGTAGAGTTTGAAACTCCACCCTTTGGAGAACCCTTACGGTTCTCCAACTCCTCATCGTGTACGAAGCACAAGCGAGAGGTTCCGTTAATAATGTTAGATACTGACATTTTACGGTACAATTCCCAAAACTTTGTTCCCAAAGGACACAAA